TTCTGAAGCTATGGCTTTTTGTGCTTCATTTTCTTTTTGCATAGAAGCCAACTTTTTAGCCAAAGTCGCTTGGATGTCTGATCTTTCTTTTTCATTTTTCGCATTTGCCATAGCGTCGGATGCTTCCGCTCTCGCATCCATTTCGTCCTGAGCTTGTCGTCTTGCGTCTTGTACTTCCTGTAAGGCAGTAAGTTCATTTTGCTTATTTGCTTGTAAAAGAGAGCTGATATTTCCTAAAAAATTATTAGCTGCTCCCCCTACTTGCGACATATTATTTGCGATAGCTTGCAGTGATGTTCTCGAAGCCTCTTGTAACTCACGAAATTTTGCAATCAATTGATCTAATGTCATTCCAAATACAGAAGCAGAACTATCTCCGGGGCGAATCCCATTATCTATAAGAGTTTGCATAGCGTAGGACAATATCCGCATTTGGTCAGACATTGTTTTTGCCTTTACAGCATCAACGTCTAATACATCACCAAAAATAGAATTTTGCATAGCAACATCTGCTAACTTTTTTTGCAGAGTATCACCAGCATCAGAGGTTGTCAATAAAAGTCTTCGATAACTTTCAACCGGGCCTGTATCTATTTCAGGAATATTCATTTTTGCAGTCATAACATACTGCGTTTTTCCTAATTTATCTTTGATTGTTGTTGTTTCAGTTACAAAATCTTCACCTGATTTTTTAAGGCTATATAAAAATGTTTTATATTCTTCAAGAACTAAATGATGATAGTTTTCTAATGGACTTTTGGTCACATTTACAGAACCCGTCCCCATTGTCTTTAGTTTACTATCAACTGTTTTTAGATAATCATTCAGTTGCTTTATGTTTTTTTCATACGTTTGGCCTTGTGCAAATAAAAGTTCTTTATCTTTCATAGCCGTACCAAGAGCTGCTTTTTCTCTGATAACTGTATCAGACAATGATTTTATATAATCGTCTTGTGCCTTTTTCTCTTTTGCCAATATATCAGCACCTCTTTGATCTTCCAGCCGTAGTTCCTCTTGTATTCTTTCTTTTAATGCCGCAATCTGTGTTTTATTCAAATTATTAATCACAGCCATTTGGTCTGTAATGCTTTGTTGTGAAGCAGCCAGAGCTTTTCCTCTTTCTACTTCATCATTATACTTTGATAATTCTTTTTGAGCTTCCCCTGTATTTCGAGTTAACATATAAAATGCCCCTACTAAAAGCCCAATAGTAGCCACCATTGCCATCATAGGATTCGCAATCATTATAGCATTTAATGCCGTCAGTGTTCGAATTACAGTTGCAGTTGTGGAAATAATCCCACCTAATGCACGCATAAATAAACCCACAGCAATTGTAACAGGACCTATTGCTGCCAGAAATATCCCAAGTTTTAAAATGAATTGCTGGGTTCCTGTGCTTAAACTTGTGTACCAATTTACAATATTTTCAATCATTTTTGCAAATGACCCCATTATTGGAATGATGCTATCTTTTAAAGCAAGTCCCATTTTAATTAAAGAAGCTTGTACGGAACTTACTGCTTGATTGTACTTTTGTTCTATTGTATCGCCTATGGCTTTATACGCATTTTCTAAACTACCAGTGGAACCTATCACACGTTGAATCAAAGATACATTCTCAGTATACCTATCTCCTAATAATGATAATATAGAATTGTATGCTCGAATGTTTGGGAATACGCTTGATAAGTCATCCCCATGCTTTTTGGTTAAATCAGACATCATTTTAAGTCCGGCGAGTAATCCTTTATTAGTGATAACATTTTGCAATTCCCCAAATGAAATCCCCATTGCTTTCGCATTTTTTATAGACTCCGCACTTGGTTTTTCTATTTCAAATAAAGCTTGACGAATCCCAGTAACAGCTTTACTTACATTTTGTCCGGTCAAAGTTACTGCCGAAATAGCTCCGGCCACTTGGTCAAAAGAAATTCCCATTTGAGAAGCAACAGGTATAATATCCCCTAAGTGATTTGCATAGTCAGCAGCCTCACCTTTGCCTTCACGTACAGCAGCGGTCAATATGTCTAATGTATGGGATGCTGTTAAACCAGAAGAGCTGTACGCACTCATAGCAGAAGTAACTAAATCTGCCACTGATTTGGTTTCACCTAGTCCAGCAGCGGAGGCTTTTGCAGATTTTTGAACAATATCTAATGCCTCTGCTCCCTTAAACCCGGAAGAAGTAACAAAGTATAAAGCATCAGCCAGTTCTTTAGGTCCCTTACCAAGAGCAGGTCCCATTTGCAGCAATTCTTTATTCCATGCGTTTACTTGGGTTTGGGATACCCCGACTAAACCAACAATTTTCTGCATGGAATACTCATAATCTTTTGCTGTTTTTGTGATAGCTATACTTGCTCCTGCTAATGGGACGGTTAAGAACTTTGTAGCAGCCGTACCAAAATAATAAATGTTACGTCCGGTTTTATCTAATGTTGTAGATACTGCCTTTAGGGAATTATTAAACGCTTGGATACCGGATATAGGAGGTGTTACGGGTTTTGCTATTTCTTGTACTTTTTCAGCTGCTTTAGTCGAAGCATCCCCAATTTCATTTAATTTTGCTTGAATAGCGGATAAAGAAGCATTCGTTGTTTTTTGAAAATCAATCATGTGCTGTTGAGCGATTAACAGTGATTTAGTGTCAACCCCCAATGTTGCAGTTAAACTTCCTATATTCATTTGAGTATTAATTAGTTACCCTTCTTTTTAGGAGGAGGTGTTTTCATATTCAAGCGTTCCACTTTCTTGTTTTGCTCTCGTGCTATACTCATAAATATAGCTTTCATTTCTTCTACTGATTGTGTTTTCTCTTCCTGTTGTTTCTTTTCCCCTGTCCAATCAGGCATTAAATCTTCGGGTGTTACTAATTTCGGAGTTTCCCCCTTTGAGCAATATATTGAACTTACTAAATTTTGAATCAAAGCTTCTAATTTTGCAAACCGAGAATCTTCCCGCCATGTGCCTATTGGATCAATTCTATCGTACACTTCCCACTCACTTATTTGAAAGGACGTTAATTGATCCAATAGGTAATCTGGGTGGATTATTCCAAGTTCCCGGCAGAGTCTAAACTGGAATTGCCGTCCGGGTCGGCTTCTGAGTTTTTTATCAACTCTTCTTTATCTTTTGGGGTTATAGCATTCAATGATGATGCTTTTTCAACAATCTTTTCCAAATAAGTGATACTTATGTTGGAACTTAATTTATCAGCATCGGTTGGTTCAAACAATAGACTACCTTCTTCGTCACACAAAGTAACAACGGCCAGTTTAGAACGGAAATTATCCATTACCTGATCGTACCCTTTTATGTCGCCTTTGGCATCACGGCGGGCTTTTAAAATAGAATTTTCGAAATTGTCCCGATCTTTTCCGGTCATTTCCCGAACATAAACAAAATCACCATTTTCAAATTCAACTTTTTCAACTTTTAATGCTTGTTTCGTTAACAGCATCGACTTGTCTAACATTCCCATGATTAAAATATTTTAATGATTAAAATTAAAAAACAAATACTTGATTAGTATTAAATTTAAAGCAATTTAGGTTAAACCTGAACTTGCTCCTGAATTGATAGTCACTTGCCCAGATACCTGAATAGTCACATCAGCAGTCATTTTATCATCCGCTGGTACGGTTAAAGGTAATTCTGTAACAAGACCTTCAAATTCAATCGTTGTGTTTTCAATGTCCGGCAACACAATTTCGTAATTTTGTAACGCATCATTCTCAAAATCGTCTTTCATTAGCTCATACGTTGGACGAGTGAAATTCATTTTGAGAGCAACTGTTCCCGCTTTACGAAATCCGGTTATAAACTCCCTGTACCCTCCTGTTGAGTCAAGGCTGGTCACGTCTATCGTGTCCCTTGACATACTTGGGCCGGTAATAGAGTTTATTTCAGCGATGTTTACCCATTTATGGGTGACGGTGTTCCACCTGCGAAATAAAGTGCCAACACCTGCTTTAGCATTACTCATAATTTTACCTCCTTTTTAATTTTAAATTAATATCCACTTCTTCTTTGCAGGTCAAAGTTACAAATGAATCTTGCATTTGAATTATCATCCCAATCCAACAATGCGGGACCACTGGAACATTTGATTACTGAATATAAAGAACCACCCCATGTCTCGTTTGCCCGGCCATGTAGCACACTCTTTATGTTTTCTATAAGATTGTATCCGTCAATGTATTTTGTACTGCGAACCCTGATTTGAACCGCTGGGTACTGATAACTCCCTCCCTTTTCACTTCCTGTGAGCAACAGTTCATCCGGGAATCCCGGAGTGTCAAATATCGTTACTGTGTTCTTTGGTGTGGCTGGCTCTTTTCCTATAAAAAGATTTGTAGCATAGATCAGCCCTAAAGAACTTTCCGACTCTAAAATATCTTTTATATCAAATGATGTTGGGTTCATTGTTTATCATTTTATTTGAGCATTATCTCGTATAATTTTCAAAACAGCATCTTTTCTTCTTTTTAAAGCACTTTCAAAAAATTTAGGGCCTGTATTTTTAGCTGACCATTCAATATCACCTATCATTTCATGCACAGGCATCGTATAATTAGCTCCAAATCCCATAACAAGAAAAGGATTTTCTTTACTTGATGCTGCCACAGTGCTTTGCGCCTCAGAAATTGAAGCATTATACGCTTCTTGCACTTTAGCAGCCCCTTTTTCTGAATTATCAAATACAGGAGGTTTGCTTTCTACTCCTTTTGCCGTTACAATAAACCAAGATGCTCGCAAGTTTCCTGTTTTTATAGGAATTAAAGGGGGTGTAGAAGCCATATCCCTACGAATGTCTATCGCAGCTTTAATAATGCCCTGTATAGTTCGCCCTTCAATCTTCTGTATTTCTTCATTAAGGTTTCGCATTACATCGTCAAACCCCTTAATCCCTGTATCACCTAAAGAGTATGTTTTAGCCATTACACCATGTTTTTACTGGTTAGATATATCTTTCTTAAAAATTCAGAAGTAGAGCTTAATGCTGGGAGTTTATCAAATCTTTTGATCCGTTGACAACCATCTATCTCACTTGGATCTAATGTGATTCCTGAACTCTCAGCACTATCATATAAAGAATCCAAAGTACCTAAATACAAATATCCTTCTTGTTCTAAATCTTCAAGCACATACACAACTGATTTAGAAACAGCCTCATCTCCATTTGGAGCGACAAACGTCTCATTGCGATCTTCCCACCTGCACTTTATTTCCCTTGGTGAATCATACGTAAAACCACCTTGGCCGTCATTGTGTGGGTAGCCCCAATATACCGCTGTTTGAGTACATGTCTTTGTTAAAAATCCAGTTATGCTCATTCTGCGCTCGTGTTAAAACTTGTAACTGCAAATATTGTTGCTGCGGACTTTCCTACTTGACTCATTTTACCTGTGATGTCAAGCAGCTTCACCGTCTGGCCGTATGAAGTGGAGGCTAAATTCTCACCCCATTTTCCGGTGTACTTCATTTGAGCTTCACCTAATTTCTCTTCCGAGGCCATTCTAAAAATGGTAGATGCTATAAAGTGAGCTGTTAGCCATCTTTCAAGTTCCTTCAACAGTGTAGAACTAATCACTGTGTCACCAGCAAACACTTGATCTATTACGGCACTTGCCGCAGTGATAAATGTTTCTATAATGGAATCGGTTGCTGTTAACCCATCCATTATCTCTTTTACTTCATCAGGTGTGACTCTTGTTGCCATAAATATTATTTTTTATCTTTTTGCTTAGAATTCCACAACATCGGGTCTATGGTTTTGATTATAGAATCATGCCATTTTAAGTCAAGCCATTCAAGCATTTCCCATATTTGAGAATAATCACCATTTACCATTCTTTCTGGCCAGATAATTTTGCAATTCAAACCAGAATCAATCATTTCAATGAATAACTTCTCGTGCTCATTCACCCACCATATCCAACCGTCCTGTTCATTAGAAACACCTACGGCTTTTTGAATATCTTTGTCTTTAAAAGCAGACATATATCCTGTTTTCATACAGGAAGATACAATATCCCCCGTTCTGCGCCGAACAATAATCCACTTTGCATTTGGGAAGGCATAATTCCATATCGGCCATACTTGACAAAGGCTATATCCTTTATACATCCAAAATATTTCATCTTCTGTTGGGACTTGCCCCTGTGATATAGCATGTAGTATTCGATCTTTCCAATTGATAGGAATCAACAGTTCTTTTGTATTTGGCAAAGGAAACTGGAATTGTGTCGGGTTCAACATCCCCATTGTAGAGTAATGCAAATCAACTTCCTTGCGGATATTTACATTTTCGTACATATGCGATACATTCCCGGCATATCCTCCGGATAAACTTATGATGCGAGCAATAATAGAAGAACCGGAACGTTGCGCTCCTGTTACAAAAATAGGCCTGTCTACATTCGCTTGAATCATGCTCCGTAACTTTTTAATAGGTTTGCTCTGTTTTGTTTTCTTTGAACTATATCACAAGTCCGAATTATCTGATTAGGGTGTCTTCTATAATACGCTAAAGGTACGCCAATATATCCGATATTGCAACCATTTTTCAAACAACGTAAGTTAAATTCATATTCTTCAAATGAATGCACATTTGGGCTTTCATCAAATCCCCCTATTTTACCAAACACCTCTCTTCGATATATCAAGGATGCGCTGTGAATTACATTGGTTATAAGCAAATCAGACAAAGATGGATTTTTAATCTTTGGTTTATATAATCTGCCTATGTTCACGCCATTTGCATCAACCTCGTATGCCAAGCCGTGTGCAAAATCTATATTTTTAAATTCAGGAGAAGTGAAAGCATCAATATACGCTTGTATTGCAATTGGGGATAACATATCATCCTCATGTAAGAACTTAATTAAGCCTCCATCTGCTTTAGAAAGGGCTTTGTTGAAATTTTGAGGCCAGTTCCCTTCTCCTTGGCTAAGGATTAATTGCACACTTTTTGGAACACTATCAACAGCATATTTTAACCAACCACGATCTACTTTATATGGGATGATGATGCTTATTTTCATAATTAATCGTTTACGTAATTATTAACCCATTTTATATGCGTAGCATTCGGTATGCGGGGCTTTCCATGAAAGCAAACCAAAGATGTTCCTTTTGGTAAGATCGTTAGAAATTCCCTATGTTTAGGCTTAAAATCAACTATCGAATACGTCAACTGTTGCCAGAAACAATCGGGAATAATAACTTTCCTTAAAAAATAGTCCATTCGACCTCCAATCAGTTTTGATATATCCCATGAATTCCATACTTTTTTAATTTTATCAGAATTGGCCGGGAACCAAACCAACCCTGTAGCAAGTTGTTTCTTTTGATAGAAATCTTCCAAAGGGATATATTGACTTTCATCTTTTACTAAATCAAATATATTTTCCAAGGAAGAAATTACAGCAGTGTCCAAATCCATGTAAAGAAAAGGACGGTACATTTCCATTTCTGGGCTGTACAGTTGCATTCGCGACCAAGTTCCGGGATAATCATTTGTTAATGGAATCAGTTCGATGTTACCTAAAGAATACGCACGAGAAGCCTTATCCCAAAGACAGACAATTCTCGGCTTTATCTCATACTTCCATTTACTATTTATGTGATGTGTAATCAACTCAACATCCTGTATAGTGAAATCTTTCCCGCTCCGCAATACTAAAACAACTGTTCTTTGCTTACTCATTTTCTCAAAAATGTATAATTATTCAAATACCAATCATATACTACTTTAACCCCGTCTTCAAATTTTGTTTTAGGTTGCCAGCCAAGTGCTGTTATTTTAGAAATATCTAAGCTACGATCTTTAACCCCTTCCAAAACCCCATTGTACACCACATCCCCATTATACCGGACTACATCTTTTATGGTTTGAACAACGTCCTTTATTTTTATAATGTCCCCAGAGCCAATATTGATTACTTCGGAATCATCATAATTGTTCATAACAAACACCAGCCCATTGGCAAGGTCATCTACATAGATAAATTCCCTACTTGCTTCCCCCGTGCCCCATACTTCAACTGAGAGGCTTTTATTTACCTTAGCATCGTTGAATTTGTTTATTAGCCCCGGAACAACATGAGCGGTGTTTGAATTGAAATTATCACCTCTACCGTATATATTTGTGGGCATTACTGAAACAAAATTACATCCGTATTGCTTTCTATACATCTGACACATCACAACTCCTGATATTTTAGCAATCGCATATCCAATGTTTGTTTTTTCCAATGAGCCTGTTAAAAGGGAGTCTTCTTTGATTGGTTGAGCTGTGTCTTTTGGGTATATGCAAGCAGATCCACAGAATAAAAGCTTTTTCACATTATAAATCCTCGCGGCTTCAATCACATTGCATTGCATCATTAAGTTCTCATAAATAAAAGCTCCGCTTTGTGAATCATTTGCAAAAATCCCTCCCACTTTTGCAGCTATATGGAAAACGTATTCGGGCCTTTCTTTCTCGAATAATTCCCATACTCTACGCTGATTTAATAAATCATAATCAACTCTATCTATGCAACTGACATTATCATACCCCAACTGATCCAATTCTCTGACCATTGCCCAACCAAGCATCCCTTGACAACCTGTTACCAGTATTTTACTATCTTTATTCATAAATCAATCTTTAGTCAAAATTTTACGTATTGTTTTCAAATCATTTTCTGTCATTTCAGGATAATTCCCACAATAGAAACTATTTGTATGTAGAAAATCACTGTTAGGTGTGTATTGTTCCTCTAAAACATACTTAGAATAAAATGGCTGATTTTGGATGTTCCCGGCAATCATCGGCCTTGTTTCAACACCAAAATCAGCACATTTGGTTAAGTATTTTTTTCGCAATTCGGGAGTTTTACAAATTACAGGAATGGCAAACGATGATAGTTTTGTAATCCTATTATGTTTTGGGCATATAAAATCAGGATTATCTTGCATAGCAAATTCCACCAACATGTAGTTAGACTCTCTTTTGCTTACCGAAGCATCCAAATAAGGTAATTGATTTAATCCTAAAAATCCGGTGATTTCAGTAGGGCGTAAATTGTATCCTAAATCATAGAATGTGTATTTAGCTTCAAACTCAGAAGACACACCGTTGTTTTCTCGCCATGTTCTTTGCTGCCGTAACGTCAAATTCCTATCCCATCCATTCGCTCTAACAATTTTCAACATTTCAACCAATTCATCATCATCCGAACAAACCATACCTCCTTCAATAGTAGACATGTGGTGTCCGACAAAGAATGAAAAAGTAGATGCTACTCCAAAGTTCCCAGTTTTCCCATAGGGGGTTTCAGTACCAAGAGACTCACAGTTGTCTTCAATTAAAATGATGCCTCCTAAATCACAAATCTCTTTTATATTCCAAATATCATCTACAAACCCCAAAGCATTAGTTAAAAACACCATTTTTAACTTTTCTTTTTTCAGAGTTTCTGTGAGTTTTTTAGAGCTGACATTCAATGAATCAATTTCACAATCAATAGCTACCGGAATACATCCCATTTGAATAATAGGCATCACATTGGTAGACCATGTAAGAGCAGAAAATCCAATTTTATCACCTTCGGATATTCTACCTAAATTCTTCAATGCTTGCAACAACGCTAAATTAGCACTTCCTCCACTATTAAAAAGAACAGCGAAATCCCGGTCTTGTTTCTGAGCAAAAGAAATCTCAAAAGAACTGCATTGAGTATTCATGCTTAATATTTCCGAATTCTTGATAAAATTAGCAAGAGCTGTCTTAGTGGAAAACTCATTGATAAATGTATTTCGCATTAATGGAATCATAATAAACCGTCCTTTCTTAATGTATCAATTAAATAATCTTCCAACCAAAATGGATTTTGTTGTTTTAGATCAAAAGATTCTAACTTTTCCTTCAATTCTTCAACTTCTTTGAAAAAGATGCAATTTTTAAATTCTTTTTCAATATCATAATACTCTAATGTTTTATCCGTTACTTGTTGGATAGGAACAGAGCCTACGTTCAAAATCTCATAAAATCGCATTGGGAAAAAGTCTCCGTTCCCTGCGGGTGAAAGTACAAATTTATATTCAGAAATCCGAAGCAAATAGTCTTCCCATTTTGGGATAGTTGGAGGAACAACATCAATGCACATTATTTTCTGCAACTGTTCTAGAACATTTTTTCTGTTTCTATATGAATTCCGTGGGCAGTTTACATTTCCAATAAATATAACAGCATCTTTCTTATCGGAGCAAATAGTGAATGCTTCATTAAGCTTCTTGGAAGGAATCATCCGATTCACTTTAGTCCCCAAGGCTATGCAATCTTCCACATCACTTGTATAGTGATATAGATTTTTTATCTTTTTTAATTTGATTAGATTGTCAGAATTCCAAGAAAAGAAAGAATTCAGTATTTTCTCATTTGTAAACACAACCACTTTTATATTGTTGATATTACAATATGGAATAAAATCAGGCTGTTGCCAAACTATTTTGTGCGGAGTATAATGATCGTCACCAATGAATAGTATTTTAATCCCTTTTAAATCATCCACGGTTTTCACTATTTTAGGAGGGCCATACAAATTTTCAATTGCATGGTAATAGCTTTTAAACAGATGATGTCTATCATAAGATAGATCACATATCATTCCTACGTTATTCATGGTTTTGTATTTTATTTTTCCAGTAATCAAAAGTAAGTTTATCAAAATTCCATGTGGTTGTTTTTATCCTTTCGAGTTCGAGCGAAAGGAACTCCAAGGTGACTTCTTCCCAAGAATCAACAAAACATATAGGTAAATCAGTATAATATTGATTATTTATATTTCGCTTCTCAATTGGAATCCTGCCCATATACAAAACCTCCCATGTTCTGTGTGTATCAATCCCATTTCCTTCCGGGCAAAACGTAAATAAATGGTGTCTGATATTATGGATATAATCACGGAACCCTTTTCCATTTCTACCTTCTTTAATCGTCACCCAAGGTTTATCTCTAAACATAGGATACAATCCCTCTCTTTCTTTTAGATTAGTAGCTATATTATGATTCATATAGGCTACATTTAATATCGGCCACGCTGAACTTTCCATAGTATCAAGTAATACCCCTCTTTTACAAGCTTTTGCAAGCCATTCATTGTTCTCAATCCCAATAGGCAATGATTCTATTTTAGGATCTTTGATGTTTACATTTTGAGCATACCATTTAATCACATTATCTGGGGCCGGGATGTTTGTTCCTCTATCACTATTGTGTGTAATCAAATAATACGGATCGTGATCCTCCATTTTTTTTAAAAAATCAGGTAAGTGGTGTGTGTGGCAATAAAATATGTCTTTATCATTTGCCAATTCTTTAAAGCGTTCTCCCTGTATAAAATCCATTAGCTTAGGTATAAATGTAAATTTTTAGAATGTATGTGCAAGTTATTTATTCTGATGCAATCTTCCTCGGTTTTGTAATAAGGAACTTTTCTATTTTTATCATCTAATTTCCAAATTACACTATGTGTCGGGTTATTGATTAATACACGACTTACATCATGGTCTGTCGGTTTAGCTCCCGGTCCTTCATTTTGCGTACCACCCACAAATTGACCCCATGCTGCTGAATCGAAAATGGAATTGAAATCGTTAAAATTATCAGAACTCGGTAAAGTAGGCAAAGGGGCAAGCCTGTTTGGTTGTTCTTTATGGTATGCGGCCATGAGGGACATCTCATGCACCATATCCATCCCGTACTTTTTGATAGTTCCTTTTATCCCGTATGTCTGTAAAACATAGATAAAAAAATGGGTCATTTTGGATAATGAGATGTAGTCCTTTATAAAAGCAAACCCAGTCATCCATTTATGCTCACTTCCTTGTGTAATAGCTAAACTTGGATATAGTTTATCAAAAGTATCGTACATTTCGGACAAAGAACGATACAATAGCACATCGTTCTCAAAATGGAAAACATTCTTTAAATTATGCAATCCTATGAATGTTTCAATATAAACCAACCTTGACATAGTAATCATCCAAAAATCGGCATGATCTCTCCCCATAAGTTTGGTTAGCATTTCTATCTTATTAGAATAGTATTCATCTTTATTATACACCTTAACCCCAAATGTGTGAAATAAAGTAGGTTGCTCTATTATGTGTTTTTTATCAGTAATAAAATGAATAGTTAAATCAGGGTTAAATAATCTAATCTGACTAAAAGTATAGCGAATATACTTTGGCAACTCACCACTATGAAACATTACTAAATCCATGAGTGTATTTTTATCATTGAGTTATTTGAAGCTGTATGTTGTTGTAAATGCTTATTTATTTCAGCAGCGGACCATTCTTTTAATTTGGCTGTTACTACAGTGTCTACTTGTTTATATAGATAAGCATCTTTATGGTATTTTGCAACGAAATTACCATATAAATCATAGTCAGAAAGTCCACTTATTTCCTGCGTTCTATTTAATTCAGAAGCAATCAACCCAAAAAATCCATGTTTATTCAGCCCGCGTAAACTAACCAATTCATTTACAAAATTTCTTTTTATATACATCACTTCATTTATGAATGAATACGGATATTCTCGACCGAACCCAAATAGCTTCTGTGTGATGTCGTAATATGGTTTATGATTTTGATCTTTTCCTAAAAGAAATACAGGTTTCTCATCTTCAATGATTGTTACTTTTTTATTGTATATATTATCACATTCAGTAACGAGATATTCATCCCCGGTTACATTTTGAAATAATTTTACAAATTGTTGACGATACCACCCGGTTCTTTTCTGAATGTTGCCTTTGTATAGACTAAAGTCAAAATCAATAACATCAGAATCTAAAAAGTAGTTGACTCCTATTATTTTCAAATTACCAGGAACTTTAACAGGGGATATGCAGAATATGCCTTTATATCCCTCGATATATTTAACAATTGAGTCATATACAAACTTAAATTTTACAAAATCTTTTTCTGCCGAAGGTATTAGTATATCAAACATAGTTTAGAGTTTTATCCAATCGTTTAAAATAAGTTTCTTTTTTTCAATCAATTCCTGATCCACATTTTTAACAACCCATCGCTTAGGGGCTATTACTTTTTTATCAGGATTAGAATTCAAATATGCGGCCCACCAACTGAATGTGCTATTTGAAATGATGTTATGTTTGCATAAAGACATCAATTCTAATTCAAGATATGGGTTTATTTCGACAAAAGTCGCATTTGAAAAATTAAGTTTACACCATTCAATGTCGTCACTAAACACAAATATTTTAATATCACTGCATATTACAGAAATCACACGTAGAGCTTTCATGTAATATTCTAATGGTAAAACCAGATGATTTGGATTATTCAAATAGTCACCTCTTCGAACATGCAATGAAACAGAGTTAGTTTTCTCAATCTCTTTCTTTAATTCCAGAAATGATTCTGTGTAGTGCTCTTCTTTTACTTTGATTTCTTCTTTTAAGATTTGATATATTCCTTTATGATATAAAGGTGATTGCCAGTATCCATTATATTTAAAACCAATGTCTATGATTCTACGTAGATCAAATCCACGTTCTCTTATTGACCTAACATATTTTAATCTTCTAAACTCACCTAAATCAATATTAAATTTATTAAGGAGCAATGGCCTGATCGGATTTTGACTTGTTTCATACCATAAAACATCATAATTTACACGAATCCCTCGTGATTTTTGAAATCTACCAAACGCATATTGAAATAACTGATTCCCCAATCCACCGCAGACTCTAATTGTATTCATAAGCTATTCTAAATCAAATCACATACATTTACTTTTTTGAAATCTTGAATGGCTGAATCCGGGTTAGCATTTAAAATTTCCACGCCCATCCGATTTGCATCTTTTGCAATTTCTGGAAATCCCAATAGGTGTCTATTGAATGGAAGTCCTCCCGGTTTTGGTTTTTGATTTTTAGGTATAGGTCTGCTTAGATTTTCAAGTCTATGGTACAAGTCATGCCAGTGTTGTTTCCCACTTTCATCCAATTTCATATCAAATCCAACCAATATGATGCGCTTAACACCAAGATGAACAGCTAAACTAATTGCTGCGGCCCCAGAATTACCATTCCAAGATACCATTTTAGGATTTTTACTTATCCCTTTTGAATGTGCTGTATCTCTTCCTACATACTTTACCCACGGGTATTTTTCAATGTTGGGATGGCTTGAAACTTTTATACCCGGAAAAGAAGCCAATCCATTTTTTTCCCGTAGGAAGAAACTATTATCCCCAAAAAATACAATATCAATCCAATCCCCAAATTTATATGACATGTTAATGCCTATAATATGTTTGTCGTGGATTGCTTTCATATAAGGAGAGTAGGCATCAGGAGTAGATCTGCCTTCTATGACATCATTAACAATCCTTTTGGGTATGTTGAATTGTTCAGTTATCGACGGACCCCCTCCTAATATCCAACATTCCCCATTTTTCCATATCTCAGGGACTTGCCACATTATCCTTGTAGGTCTTTGATTAATTGTGTGGCTATTTCTGCTTCAAGCGGAGACTCATTCATTTTTTTACCATTCCCATTGTAAATGTCAAAAAAACCTTCTTTTTCAGCAGGTTCCATTTTGTAAACAGGCATAACAACATTCGTCGGGATTTCCGGGCGAATTGGGCCTTCTTGAATAGGCTCCAAAGCTATGATAACATCCCTAAATGCTTTTGGGATTTCGTCCGGGTATGCTGAGAACTTTTCGCCCGGTTTAATTATCTGATTTTTCCTAAATCGCAAAGTGCCTCCATCATTCCTCCATCGTATTTTAACCTGAGTAGGAACTTCTTCCTGTTTGGCGGCGATTGCTGGTTTTTCAATTGGAACTTCTACCTCTACCTCTACCTCTACCTCTACAATATCAGCTATCGGTTCAATTGCATCGGCAGCGGGTGTTGATTTAATTTCAACTTCTTCAACCTCTTTATTCTTTGTATCCTCAATTACTTTACTTGTGCGTTTCATTTTACTCTTTTTTAAAATTAATTTACTTGATTAGTAAATGTATAATTAAGCAAGATGTATAACCCCGCTTCGTTTATTGTAGTCAGAACGGATCTGTGGGACCTGTATTGTCATAACCTTATAGTTAGTGACCATATTGCCTTCCGATTTCCACTCGACATTCTGAATGCCCATACCACGAACTAAACGAACAACATCACTGGTCATTTGAACCAAAAGAACATTGTCAGCGGCCAGAGTGTCCACTACTTTGATCCCAGAAATACCAGCGATTTTCAAAATACGCTCACGTATAGTGGTTCCCGGAGTTGTGGCATCGTAGTCCATATCCAATACGGTTTCGTAATTGGTAGGGATATACAATTTCCAAGGTCCATAATGATAATCATTAATGGAAGCTTGTTTCATTGCAATCACATCTTCAATTACAGCAGGGCCGCGATCACCTACCGAAAGGTCATCCCAATGTGTGCCAAGTGTCACCAAATTACGGTCTGGGTGATTTACATAGGAATAAATGGTATTTCTGCCATTCGAACCTTTTTCACCGAAAGAATATGATGTGTTGGTAAACAACATTGTTTCCAACTTTTCTTGAACTTTTCTTGCTGCTGTTTCAGCGTCAATAGTGTCCAATGGGTTGCCTAAGTTCCTACTTGCGGCCAATTCGCGTGAATTGATCTCATAATCCACATGGATTATAGGGATTGGCAAATAGTGATAATTGAAATCAGGGCGATCATTCTTTCCCCTTGAAATACCGTCCATTGTCATGTCGGCTTCCATAGCATCACTCACATCATGGTATTCGAGAACGGTAGTTCCCATTGCATTCCCAAGATTATAAGTAAGGCCGCTGTCAATCAAATCCTGAACACCACCAAGACGTTGGCGCGATACAGCAAGCAAAGCTTCATCAAGCTGCTTCCACTCATCACGTCTAAGCGTGGCATTGGTGTTTATTTTCTGCGTGGAATAGCTATCGGGCTTTTTAGGATCACCTCCCTTGTAAAAAGTGATATACGAATTACCATCACTCCCAATAAAAGGGCGCATAGTTCCGGGATTGAGTTTACCATTTGACATAATCATGTTAGCAACCGCTCCTTTGCTCCCGCCTTTTCCAAATAAGTCTATATTTACGTTCATATCTTTTCCTCCTTTCTTTAATTAAACAATTCGAACTTGCACATACTGAGTAGTAGTGGCTGTTGCAGCACTTGATTCTGACCCTTCCAAAGAAGTTAAATCCTTTGCTTCAAGAACCTGCCCTACAAGATGCAAAGTGTAAATAGAATGTTGCCCACCACCGGGATTTGCATCAGCAGATTCCCAACTGTCATTTGTTCGAGTGGCTTTGCGAAGGTATCCGTTTCCAGCACTTTCAACAAAATCACCAATCACAACCTTTTCCTCATCGTTTAAGAGAGCATACACGATGTCCCCTCTTGTGGGAATCCAGCAGCGAACAATATCCCCCACAGCATAATTATCAGCAGCAAGATTTTGATTTATACCTTTTCCTTGCAAAGCATCTTCGATGGCAAACATAGGGATTGCACTTTTGCCAGCTCCCGAATGTTTTTGAACTGTGCCAGCACTGGTAAGCTCAACGAGCATCCCCGGAATGATTGCAGCAGCAGCGGCATATTCTTCCTGAATATGCAGATACCTTTTTAAAATGATAGAATTAAATTTTGACATAGTTTTCTCCTTTCTTATTTTTTAGCGTCAAATGTAATATCCACAGGATACAATCCTTCTTCTGCGTTTGTATCAATGTGACGTGAATTTGCGTTTAAAGCATAATTAACATCACTCTCTGTATTTACATTTACAGAAGTATACAACTTTTCAAGAAAATCTTCACTGAGTGCATTTAGTACCGCATCAGGCCATAACTCTTTCGAGGTATTATCCTGAATCCCTTTTACCATAGTAGCTCTTTTTTCAGCTAATTGCCTACGCCCGAAAGCAAGAGCAGCTTTGTCTTCGGCAGACATCGCATTGATGATCTGTTCCGATGTTAAAGTATTCACTTCTACTTTATTTTCAACAGGTTTCTTTGATAACAACATGTCCAAAGTGGCTTCTTCCTGTGTTAATAGCCATTCGCGGTTGTCAGCAGTCATGCCAGCAGCATTTGTATTAATAATTGCTACAATTTTTTCCATGCACTGTCCGCATCCTTCTTTACCATTCATTTTACTACCTCCTTTTGAATTAATATTAAATTTAGTCCTTTTTATATTGCTTTGAATTGGAGAATACTCGATGTCTATTTTCTTTATCACTTCAACAGGATCTCCAAGCAATTCAGTTTGGTCTTCCACAATTCGATAATCTTGTCGAAATAATTTACTTTCCCCTCCTTCTTTTAATCGCTCACAATAAATAAAATACTGATCATACACTTCTTCCAAATAATGATACACTTTTTGATCATCTAAACTATCTACAAGTCGTCTTAGAATCTCCATTTTAACATTATATCCTTCTTCATTGGTATTGATCTCATTTATTGTAAAATTATTCAAATTAAGGGTTTTAATAGCATCAATTAATTTTTCATTTTTCATTATTACATTCCCTCCTTCCTTTTTTTGATTCACTCTAATGCCGCATCCATCTTCCCATGAACAAGCTCCGGTCCCTCCGGGCAAAAGAGCGAGATGGTCTGGTCTATGGTTTATAGCCACAGCACTATATTGTTCATCATGCCACACTCCGGGCACTTCTTCTTCATCTGTAAAAACACCAATGCTCACTTCAAGTGGATTGCCACTCATTATAGCTGATAAAGCATTTGGAGATGCTTCGTTTAATTTAGCTTCATCTAAATATGCTTCCGCTACTAATTTAGAATCAACCATGTGTGCATGGTAAACTCTCCCTACTGTAACCTCCGAATCTATTATCTCAGGAGAATTAGCTGATACATTATTTCCTTCATTATCGGTTGGGTGATTAATCACAACAGGAATACCATCCCATGATGCTGGAAATTTACCGAGTTCATCTGCTTGATGCAATAAAGCTCCTTTAGAACCGCTATGCACACCTTCCACCATCATTACAACAGGAACTATGATGTGATTTCTACCTTGATGTGTTTCTTGTCTAATCACATATCCAGTATTTGCTACATTGACATGCAACTGATTCGTAGAAACAACCCCATTAGCTTGTTTTATGGCCGATGCGGCGCATGTGCTCTCATCATCCCCATTTTTTATACATTTATCAAGCACAGAATTGGCTACCGCTACCCATTGGGCTTTTTGTTTTTTGGATAATCCTTTGTTGTGCTTGTCTACATCCTTTAAAGTGTATGGCATTTTGAGTTCCTCCTTATTTATATGCTTTTTTAGTTATTTGCCCTGTTAAAATCCATTGTTCTATTCTAACAACCGTTTCACGCCCCTCTTTGGCTAAATGTAAGCTTTGTTCAATGATGGCTTTCATTTCATCATAGCGGTCATCGTCTGATTTTCTATGGATATGATACCGCTCATCGTCCTCTTTTATATGATTACTCAAAATCAATTTTTGACTTTCAAGATCCACCACATCTGCCTTTTTACCCAACTCTTCTTTTTTATGATTTGAAATCCATTTAGCAATGAATATACCGAACCCAACCACTATCGTAACAATTGCTGCTAATTTCGCTTCTTTGGTAACATCCCATGACGTAATGACCAATATGTAGATCAAGATAAAAAAAACAGCGGCAAGCAGCATACTGCCCATCAGATCCCAAAAGTTTTTAGCCATACACAATGCTTTTTTAATTTATCCCATAAAATCAACGCTAATTTAATAAAATCCTTGCTATAAACAATACTGAATATTACCAATATCCCTAATGTCATATATAATCCAATTATTCTTTGATTAGTCCAAGCTGGAACCTTTCCGAAAAGAAGGCCGATTATTTGTATGATTGCTTTTTGTGACATAAACAAAACATCAGTCCAAATCACACTTTTTATTAGTTTATTTGATATAAATGCTAAAATAATAAAATCAAGTAATATGATGTGCATGTGTGTATTCTCTTTAGCCAAAAAATTCCATCCCAAAGTTGGGTATTTCCCGTATAAATGACCGTGAGAATCTACAAGTCTAATATTTTCACAAAATCGCATGTAAACCACACTTAATATCCAAAAAATTGAAAATATTAATATAATCACTTTTGGGTTTGATGTGAATGATAGAAACTTTCTCATGCAATTAACATTGTCCGTCTTGTGGATCATCACCCCCACCGCCGTATGGTGCATAATTTGGAAGGGTGTCATCTACTTTTACATTCTTATTTTCATCCTTCACTTCCTCTATTGAAAGTGGGTCAATTTCATCATTTTTAGTTTTCATGTTTAAAGTTTTTTAATATTTATCGAACTCTTTACCTTCAGAATAAAGTATCCCAGAATATAAATGTAGGATTCCATTTATCTCAACATATATATATCATAGTCGTTAATATTCTCGCTTCCTAAATAGCTGGGAAGCCTACCTATACCATTTTACTTGCCATCATAATCTTTTTCACTTGTTCCAAATGCCAATTCACTATACTCATCACAAATGCTTAATACAGGCATTATTATCTCAGTTTTTGTGGGCTTATGGAATATGATAAATTTTAAATTAGCTTTAGGTAGTGTATTGTCTAAAATTTTATTATCCATATAATTTCTTTTTTAATGTACAATTTCAGAATCATCGAATGCAGGTGGTGAGCTTAACAACGTAGAGTTCAAATCATATCCTAATGCTTGCCATTGAGCAAATGTGTAATTTGTTGAACCAACTGTTACTATGTTCACATTTGTAGAATAAAAAGTATTATAGTCACTTGTAAACCCCGTTAAATTATCAGCAAAATCAATATATATTGCTCTTACTGCTGCATTAGTGCCTCTATAAATTAATGTGTTGTTATGTACAAATGTTCCGTGAGCAACCGACGCTCCATTATTTACTATGTCAATTATATGTGTACTCGAAACATTACAATTAGTATCAGCATAATTATTATTGATTGTCGCACCGGAAACGCCTTTTATATATAGGCTTACACCACAGTTAATTAGCTTATTATATGCCATATTAAAATTTACAACTAACCCGGCCCCTTTCATTAAGCAGCCAATCCATGCTCCATTTACATAATTTCGAAGCATATCCCCATTGTTTCCCCATGCAAATAATGCATGCATTGTACCATATCCATTACCGTAATAAGCAGGACAATAGACTACGTTATCATTTACTTCAAATCCATCGAAATGATTATGTTGAGCTGCGGCCTTTTCTTCATCAAATGCTATAACTACACTATTTATAGCTTTTTTAATTAATATTCTATTGTTGTTTGCTTTCCCTGCTCCACATACTACTGTAGTTGATTCGAGTTCAATGTGCGAAAATATAGATGCTGAGTTAGATTCTATTACGTTATTGCAGCAACTTGGAGTAGTAACACTTGAAAATAGTATAACACGAACAGCATTTGCAGTTCCAGTTATAGATACTCCAGTTAATGTTATTGTATTGTTATTTAATTCTGAATTAATACCCCGGAGATTAATATAGATATTTGGTGAACCTCCTATATCACTTTGTAAAATCGTATTAAAATTGAATTTTGTTTTAAAAGTTGTATTAGCTTTATCGTAAAAAATACCACCTAAACCATTATTAACTAATGTATTCCCGTATATTTCAGCCCCTAATGTTTCAACTTGAAACATAAAACTACCAGTTGCAATAGATGCAAGTATTTTATTATTTTTTATTATCGAATTTTTTAGTGATCTAAATAATCCTGCTGCTGTTGTAGATGTGACTAAGCATCCTGATATTTCAGAAAAACTCGCATAACCTCCATAATTAAGTGACCCTGTTAGTATACTATCCTTTACAATAATATTATCAGAAGTAAACGCCGCATAAACACCAATCCCATCAGCTGTTGATTTACAGTTTTTGAAATAACATTTTTCAATAGTGAAATTTGAAAATGTTGTATTAATGCCAATCCAACCATTTTGAGATTGTCCGTCTATAATAAGACCTTTTATTGTTCTTGCATTTGTTGTATTACCAGCACGAATAACTCCATTAGCTGTGGCAGTCGTTTTAATCACTGACAATCCTTTACCTATCCAGTTGATTACTTTTGTTAGAGTTATTGAAGTGTCAGTATCAGCGCCAGTCAGGACGTTTACGCCTCCGGTTGTGAATGTTGTTTCAGTATTTGCAACAGTTTTTTTAGATAGCGCTTTTGTTAAACCTGATTGGGAGTCGTTGCCTGATGCTAAGTTAAGCCAGTAAATTTCAGCACTTGGGACATTGTAATAGGTTTGACATTTTACTAAATCTGCACCAGTTTTTGGATTAGTATAAAGTGTAATATCTACAACCCTTGGCTCGAATGTTTCAACTCCATTCGCGTCGAGTTTTTGAGGTAAATGTCTTGCAAATCCCCGATTTTCTAAATCTATATCTGAGGATGCGAATGCCGTAACAGGTATTTGATTCGGTGTCCCGTCTGTCGCGTACCAAAAATGATTTATGTCAGTTGCCTGTAAAACCGAATCATTTGCCGGAGCCGAAATGGTTGATGCTGTTTTGTATGGGAATCCTTTTACATCAGATGAAAAGTCTTTATTGGCGATAGGGAATAGTTTACCATTGATTTTATCAACGAAGTTATCGCCGGATATTGTACCATCAAGAGTGAATAAAGCATCAGCTCTACCAGGAATGCCTGATATTAAATTTTTAACTTTACTTATCCCTAAACCAAATCCGAGATTTATTCCCATATTATTCTATCTTACAGCGTATAATTTTGTAATAGTATCCTTTTCTTTCACAGCACGTATTTTTTCAAAATTACCTCCCGGAAATACATATTGAGTCTTATAATCAGCATCAGTCCAAAGATTAGCTGGTTTTGTATTTGACATAGGTATTGATTCAATCTCCACCATATCAGAATTCCCTGAAAATATATAAAATCCAGAAGTCCAAGGGATGCCATTATCATCTTCTGGGATTACTGGGGTGGAATGAGATGTGACCAAATCCAATGGCGCTCTATCTCCTGTATTGCTTGTTTCTGGTAATCCATTAGCTGAGATCATAGTTTTTATTTTTTAAATGTTACACAAATATACATTAATTTATTAATACTGGAATAGAACAGCATCTACAATTCCCATGAGCCGGAATTAATTTTTCTGCTTCATCAAGTGTATATGGCCCTCCCTTAGCCAAAGCATCACATACAGGGCATACTTTATCGTCACCCGCAGTCACTACTTCTGCTTTGACAATTATTCCCAATGCTCCCCAATTTCGATATTCTTGGATTGTCGCGATATGATGAGCACGTATGATTTCGGTTCGAGCAAGGGTTTCAGCTCTAACTTTTGCCGAAATAACCCTACCTAAAGAATCAGTAATCCCAAGATCACCTAAACCTTGTCCATTTATCACAGAAACCATTTTACGAGCAAGTAGTATAGGACTATCACCATCAGCAATTCCCTGTGCTAAAATTCGACTTATCTGAGTATCCATTACCTCAGTAATCCCTTTTAAATCTGTATAAGTTCTTGTGTATAGTAAACCAATTCGATCTAAATGAATAGGCAAAGCTATTGCCATTTCAACTCCACCAGTTGATTCAATTGACGGGACATTATATCCGGCTTTTTGTAATTCATATCGGGCACGAATCACCCCTCTTTTATATGAATCAAGAATATATTTATTTGTCCATGCTAAATTTATAGCAGTTCCAATTTGCTCATATTCCTTAACGTTTAAAATCCCAGAATTCACTTGTGTTTGTAGCCATTCCATGAATTTAGCTACCTTTTCTTGACTTAACCTATAATTAAACGCTTGCCAACCTGCCGGAGTAACTTGATGTGTTTGTATTTGCTTTAAACCAAAACAATCATTCGTATCTACGGTCGTTTTAATCACCGAAATTAGCTCATTGAAGCGACGATCAACGTCACTGACAAACAAATTACGCAACCCTGTTGTATGCGTTGGGTCACGGGCTATATTTACAGCTATTAAATTTTTAACATCAACCATATCTATTTACTTAGGAATAGGTGTTTTTGCTGGTATTTGTTTAATCGGAACTTTTGGGAGTATTTGACTTGCAGCCTCTTGTTGGGCTTTTTGTAGGCTGGCATCTTCCAATGCTCCCGGCCCTCCCATAAGCTGCCTCAACTTATTGATTTGATCAGAAGAGAATCCAAGACAGAACTCAGCAAAAGCTTCTGGTGGCATAATCACCTCTGCCAATGGGCTGGCTGTATAGTTCTTTATCGCTGTTGAACGGTCGAGGCCAATCTTTACCCTGTCCCCTTCACTCAAAGCAAACAAATCCTCCCAACTTATCGAATATTTTCCTGTGGATGTTTGTGGTAAAATCCCTAATTCCTGACAACGCAATACGAACAGCCGAACAATGTGTGGTTCGGCGTGTCCTGTTCTACGGATATTGATGTACGTTTTCCACTCCCCTGAATCTTGTGCCGAAGACAGTTCCCCGCGCTCACTCCCTACTAATATTCGTTTTGGAATTCCGGTTACTGCTGAAATCATCATAATCTGCACCTCAACGTGATTTATTGGGTCTGATATTTGTTGAGCTAATGCTTTTAAATCAATCCCCTCATTTACTAATATCCTTCGTAGATTATGTTCATATTCATCAATCTGATCTTTTAAATCTGATTTAGTTTGCGGGGTCATTTGAAATTCAGGATTAACTGTGCCAGCGTATCCCGGCCTTGCTCCTCTCCAAAACATTTCAGCATCACCTCCAACAAGTTTCTCCAAATCAATTAGGCGATTGAACACAACCTCCAAGACAGGTGTGCTTTCAACATCAGATTCCAATGGATTTTCAACAATGTGGACTACTCTGGAATAGTGGACCTCTATCACTAAACTGTTTCCACCTTCCATTTGCTGTACAGTGATATTGTAGGTAAGGGGTTTTCCGTATCTCTGATTCTTAGGGTCCGTGACATACGTATTAATCAAAGCCGAGCCTTCCCCAAAAGGCATCAAATATACAAGCTTCCTTTTCCCAACAGCAGGATTTCTAAAATCAGTATTTTCCTTAACGTCATCCAAACCCAACAAAAGAATACCATATCTTCCAAGCCCGGTTAATCTGTCTACTCTGGAAAATATGGATTGTAAATCAAACTTATCTTTTAAATCAAGCCAAGCTTTTTCGAAAGGAGTTTCATCATTCTCTGATTCTACAAGTTCAAGCTTGCCTTGCCATGTGGCCTTCACGGGGCGATCTATGATTGCTTTAGCTATATCTTGTCTAAAATACCGTGCAACATAATCACCATACTTTATTTTATTTGGGTAGCCTAATGCTTGGTATATGTCGCGATCACCACCATACGTTTGTTGGCCGAGTGAAGCCGCTAAAGAAGCTCTTGCTACCAGCGTACTGGCCAACGCTTGTATTTCCCGCCCATTGGCGGTTATTTTATCTGATGGTGTTGTCCTTTTCATGTATGTTTATTTTAGGAAATCCGCTTTACATTGATTGCAGCCAATCCTTTTTTGTTTGTTTCAACTTCATACTCGACTTCTACGTCGTTTGATACTTTACCCAGCACTTTTGTACAATGAAAGAAAATCTCTTGTTGATTCACATCATTTGGGATAATGAAACCGTACCCTTTTGATTCATTAAAAAACTTGATTCTACCTGTGTTCATAATTTTTAAGATTAAATTAATTTATTTTGTGTTGTGAAACAATATATTATTGACTGACATGATGTAGAATCCGTAGAGTAAACGTAATGTGTAACTCCTCCTGTTGTTGTGTAAAAATATCCGTGCATGTTTCGCAAATTTAATTAAATAAATTAGAATTATGTTATTCTTCCGGCAATTCGTTTTGAAGCCAGTAAATTAAATGCAGCAGATGCAGCATCAACTTGGTCTTTGTAGTTCCCGAATGGAAAAAATCTCAACTCTTCTACAAATTCGTGGTTCCAATCCCCTCTTAACAGCATCACATTGCCTTCGTTGACTTGAATGGCAAAAGGTTCTGCTCTGTATATTTTATCACCTTTAGGAAGGTCCTTGTGTACAACAAACCCGGCCAAATTTTTAACCGTAGCCTCTGCACTTTCTTTTCCTCCACTTCCCGGCTCCTGTTCGATTCCTATTTCGCAATTCCGCTCGTCACCCTCCGCTGTCTGCCGGATGATCCTCTCCCGCTTCTCTGCGGCCCACTGACCCTTTCTAACATCCAAAATAACCCACTTCCTGTTCGCGAGTTTAAGTATCTTCACACCCGCTGTTCTTTTGCCGGCCCCTTCCGTCCCGGCCTTGTCCCAATAGCGCATCACTTGTTGTCTATGAATGTCGCCCGGCAAAGCATCTATTATTTGGAAATTGTCAACCTTAAACATACCCCCGCCCGGAGGGGTTGGGTGCTGACCTACCTGTCCGGCATATCCATATTGCCCTAAATCAGCTTCCATTTCTTTCAGCGCAGTCCAAGATAATCGAACCGGGTCGAGCAAATCATCTTTGTAAAAGCTTTCAAGTTCTGGTGGAGCCAATTGATCTTTGAAGTGTCGAATCTCCCCCGGCAAACAAATCTGCTTAATCAACTTTCCCTCTTTCGTCTTTTCCATCATAAACCCGGTTGGGTCATTTTGATGTAGTCTCTGCATGACCATAATCGTCACCGAAACATCTTTATCAGCTTTACGTGTAGATGCTGATTGAGTAATCCAGTCATTTGCCACTTTCAACAAAGCATCAGAAACAGCTTGCTTTGGATTAAGTGGATCATCCCAGATGTTTATGTGTCCGTGAAACCCGGTGATTGTTCCACCTGTGGATGTGCTGTATCTTCCTCCTCCCAGAATCACCCTACGTATTCTACCATCTTTATCACGTTCTCTCTTCGCTATCCTGTAATTTGATTTAGTATCTTTATCTTCTTTTATGATTATATCAGGATACAGCAATTTAAACTTATCAGACCGCATCACGTCTCTGCTCTTTTCCGCACTTTCCAAAGACAAATCACTGGAATATGATCCTGTGATAAACCGCATCCAGTGCCAACGTGTCCAGCACCACACCGGAAACATGATTGAGCATATAATTGTCTTCGAAGTTCCCGGAGGAATGTTTATGATTACGTCAAACAACTTCTTTTCGTGATTCCCAACTCTCTCGGCCACTTCTGTAAGCTGCTGGCAGAGGTATTCTATGTGCCAGTTCGTCTTAAATTCATCATCACTTACTTCATTCCAGAAGCACACAACAAACTCATACAATTCCAATCCACCCAAACTGATAATCGCAGCATACGGATTTTCCAGTGCTGTTTTCACAGCCTCATCTCTGGTGATTATATCTTCTGGAAACTTATTAGTTGTTCGTGACACCATGAATAGGGCTTATACTTTTTATTGCTATACTCTTAATCATCTTTCTCTCTTCTTCGGTAAGATTAACCATTTCAAGTCGCTTGGTGATGTCTACATTCATTCGAGCATCAATTTCAGTTTTATTCACATCAGCCCAAGTATCTCTAAATCTATTCTTCAAGTAAAATATAATTGCTACTGTATCAGGAGCCATGTGCTTATGACTGGTCTTAACTAAGTCCCGGATGTTCCCTTGGCGATCTACGTGCTGGCTGTGCTCTACCTCTGTATAATCATACCCCAAAGCCCTTTGCCCTAACGTCTCTCCCACTTTCATCCCAAACATCCAGTGACCTTCCTGCCACGCTTCCTTGTACTCGTGATTAGTGCTCTTCCACAAATCAATCGTTCTATTTGAAACTCCAAAAAATTCAGCAATATCACTATCCCTCGCTCCGAGCCTCGCCAGATAATAAACCTGCCGCATAAAATCATTCTTGAACAGTATATGTGCCCCTCCCCTTTTTGGATGGGGTAAATCCTCTCTACCTTCAAAAAATCCACTTTTCAACTTATCTAAAAAAGAAGGTCTGTGCATGTCACCAGACCCTTCTGCCAACGGAACTCTATTTGTCACGTCTTTCGGCTTCGGTGGTTGTATCGTCCTCTTCATCGCTGATTTTGTCTTTAAATCCCGCCATAAATATACCACATCTTCCAATATAAACCAAATTTCTACAAAACAAACTAAATCTCACTTCAAAAATCCTAAAAATTTTTCCACAAATTTTTTATCACCTAAATAAAAAGTAAAAGTAATTAGGAATAGAATAAACCAATAAACTATATTTTACATTTTCTCCCTATATGTCCGGTATGGTAAAATGCTTTCCTTTTTTTCCTTTTATATGATTCTATCGTATTCACATAATCACCTTTTCACTTCAAAAGTTCCATAAAAATTTTACATATTATATTTTCACTTTGAAATTTTCAAAAAAAATTTGGAAGATGTGGGAGGGTCTTTTCACCACATCTTTTATTCCAAACCCGCCATAGCGCTTACGTATCACCCGCTGCCGTACTCTATATCACACGTATTTATTGTTAGCATTAGTTTATATTATCACATAGTTAATCATTGTGCTATGCGTATGTTATCACTATG